TGGAGAAGCAAAGGTTGCAGAAGCTAAAGCTCGTGCTACTGTTGCAGAGAAAGTCGCAGCAGGTGAAGTTGCATGGGAAGGTAAGATGGCAGATGCTACGGTGGATTCTTGGAAAGACGAATTTGCGTTAGTTGTGTTACTTGCTCCTGCCATACTTGTGTTCATCCCCGGAATGAGAGAGTACGTCAAAGAGGGGTTTCAAGTTCTTGCTACGTTACCTGACTGGTATCAGTATCTATTGTATATAGCTATATCTGCATCGTTTGGTATCAAAGGTGTAGGTCAAGCAGCAAAAATGTTGAGGAAAAAATAATGGAAGAGCAATATAGAAATTATTTTGGCAAGCCTATAACCAAAAAAGAATACAAAGAACGAATGGATTACAAAAAAAAGGCACAAAAAAAACAAAAAGAAAAAGATAAAAAAAGATTACAAAAAAGATTTCACGATGATGGAGCTACTCCGGGTCAAAAATTAAAAGATCATTTTAAAGAAGAAGGAAAAAGAGCAACTGGTGAGGGAACAAGTAGAATTTTCAAGTATAAGAAAGATCCATACGCAGGTAAAGTACAAGAACCAACAATAACAAATAAAAAATATTCTCAACCTAGAAGTAGTAATTATGATGAAATGACTATGGAACAATTAATGGATGAGCTTAAAAAACAAACTGATAAAAAGAAAAAAAGACAAAAAACAGAAACAAAACTATACGGTAGACCCATCAAAAAAGGAGAAGTAGGAGCATGAAAACTTATTACAACAGTGGCTCTGGCATGACAACTGGCATGAAAAAGGGAGGTAAAACTAAAAAGAAAAGTGGCTCAAAGCCAAAAAATCCAAAGTTATATGCTAGTGTAAAAGCAGAAGCAAAACGTAAGTTCAAGGTATATCCATCAGCGTATGCAAATGCTTGGCTTGTGCGTACCTATAAGAAACGTGGTGGCACTTACTAATGAGCAAACCACAAGGGGGATTAACAAAGTGGTTCAAAGAGGACTGGCGTGATGTCAAGACTGGTAAGAAATGTGGTCGGTCTGGCAAAGAAAAGAAAACACGCCCATACCCTGCGTGTAGACCCAAAGCTGTTGCAGGCAAGATAAGTAAACAAGAAGCAAAAAAAAAGACAGGTCCAAAAGCTGTTAAGTGGTCTGTTACGGCATCAGGTAGACGAAGAAAGAAAGCTGCAGAAGGTGGCATGATCCACAGAGGTAGACGAGCAGAATATGAAGTATGAGTTAAGTGAGTTTGTAAAAATGGTTGCCAAGCATGAGGGCATGGTGCTTGAACCTTATCGAGACAGTTTGGGCATAAGCACAATTGGCATCGGAAGAAACCTTGAAGATCGTGGTATAACCGACACCGAGTTAGATTATATAGGTAAGACACTTGAAAATATTTTAGAGGTAGGTCTTACTGAAGAAGAAGCTTACTATCTTTGCATGAACGACATAGCTATTGTAGAAAAAGAATTACTTGAAAGAAAACCTATTGTAAACCAACTAGACCAAGTGCGACAAATGTGTCTCGTAGATATGGGATTTAATATGGGTGTTCCTCGTCTTATGAAATTTGTTAAGATGTGGGGAGCTATCGAGGTGGGTGATTTCTACGAAGCAAGCGAACAGATGCTTGACTCACGTTGGGCAAAGCAGGTAGGTAAACGCAGTGAGCATTTAGCTCAAATGATGAGGGCAGGATATGAGTGGACTGGATAAGAAGCGATGCGAGACTTGCGAATGTTACGATTGCGACTGCGAAGAGTGTTCTTGCGATTGCCATCATAATGATAGAGTTTCTACTGATCTTCATGATCGACACGACAGTGATAAACAAGACACAAAGGTTTAAAAGTATAGATGATTGTCTGTACTTTGCAGAGCGTCTAACCAAACAACCAACAATACCACACGAGGATGGTAATAAAAAAATAACAGCATATTGTAAACCAATAAATAGGTAAGGGGAATACCATGTTAGCAGAATTAGCTGCGGCCAACGCTGCTTTTTCGGTGATTAAAAGTTTCGTTTCCAACGGAAAAGAACTAGGAGGATGTGTAAAACAAATTTCTGACTTTGTATTCGCCAAAGAACAAATAGAGAAAAAAGCAAAAAAGAAAAAAGCAGGTGGGGGTGGATCTGATCTTGAAGAGTTTATGGCTCTTGAGCAGATAAAAGAAAAAGAAGAAGAACTTAAAAAGATTATGATATATCTAGGCAGACCGGGGTTGTGGCAAGATTGGCAAGCCTTTCAAGCTGAAGCTCGTAAGTCTAGAAGATACGCAGAAAAGATGGCAGAAAAAAGACGAGAAGAACTGCTAGAGTATCTAACATATTTTATAGTCTTGATGATGATCGCAGGCTTTTGTTTTTTATTGGCTTTGGTTTATATGGAATACAAATAATATTGACAAATCAGTAGTCTATCTGTATAATCCTAAAAAGGAGCATCTCTATGAAAAAACTAGCCGCACAAGCGTTAGCTTTTCAATATCAACTACAAATTGAAAACGCACAAGCTGTACTAAACAATAATAATGCAGCTTTAAATTTGGTCGATCAGGCACTACACGAAGTTATAACTGCAAATGAAAAATTAAGAATATTAAATAATATGATGCAGAATGTAGTGAAAGAAGTAGAAAGTGAAAAAGAAGAAAAGAGATCCTAAAGTTGGTACAGGCAAAAAGCCAAAAGGTAGCGACAGACGTTTATACACAGATGAAAACCCTAAAGACACGGTTAGAATCAAGTTCGCTACACCTGCTGACGCTAGAGCAACGGTTGCGAAAGTTAAAAGAATCAAGAAACCGTATGCGAGAAAGATACAAATCCTTACAGTCATGGAGCAACGTGCAAAAGTGATGGGTAAGACGCAGGTTGTAGCAATAGCAAAACGAGCAAAAGAACAACTAAAGAAAGCACGTAAGAGTGGGTAAGTACAGAGTAATCAGACTAAAAAAAAAATTTACGATTACTAATACCGATTGATACCAAACCTTACAAACTACTGACTCCAGAGCAAGTAGCAGACATTAACAAAAAACTAAATAGTCCAATTCGTAAAGCCAAAAAAAGAAAAGATTATTTAGAAACTAAAAAAGTCCAAGAGAAGCTAAAACATGGCGAGCAGTTATCTAGTATTAATCAACAACGTACTAAGAGATCTAAACGAGGTAGAGCTAACAAGCTCTAACTTTTCTTCATCAAGAGGTATACAAACTGCAGTAAAAGATTACGTTAATCGTGCAATAGATGACATAATAAATGCAGATACCGAGTGGCCCTTTACAGTTGTTAATAAAAGTTTTACAACCACTGCAGGCACACGTCTTTATACTAGATCTGCATTAAGCACAACAAATACAAAGACGGTAGACTTTGATAGCTTTACATTTCTTGAAGCTGCAGACAAGAAAGAAATTACACTTGAGTTCTTAACTTACAGTGAGTATCTTGACAACTATCATGAAAGAGATACAGATCCAACAGGTAATTCACGAGCCATACCAGTGTATGTTTACGAAGATCCACAGAATAATATTGGTCTGTCTCCTGTGCCTGATAAAAGCACATACACCGTAAAATATTATTATTATGCCACGCACACAGCGTTAAGTGCATCAACAGATACCTCAGATATACCTGATAGATTTGAAAACGTGATAATAGAACGAGCAAAGTATTATGCGTTTACTTTACGTGGTGAAGTGCAAAATGCACAACTTGCACAACTGCAGTTTGAAAAATCAATCAAACGTATGCGTGTAGAATTAATTAACAAACAATTATATATGAGAGCCGTATGATTTTAAAAGGCATACAATACGTGCTTGGCTCTAAGCCTGCAGGAGAGGGATCAGAACTCACGGAGTATGATAAACAGAAGTATATTAGAGATAAAATGTTTAAAGAGTTTAAACCTATGAAAGGGTATAAGAAATTTAAAAAGATGTATCAAGAAAATTCCAAAAGTCGTAAAGTTATGGGAGACATTACTTAATGCCAGAACTAAGTCAGACAGGTGCGTTTCCATTTGTATGTGAAGGTGGGTTAGTCCTTAACCAATCTACATTTATAATGAAACCCGGTCAAGCACTTGAGCTTCTTAATTTTGAGCCTGACATCGAAGGTGGCTACAGAAGAATAA